CCAAAGGACATGAGGAAGGGGCTGCAACAAGCCTAGCACAATTACGTGGCAGTGGTAGTATTGCTCAGCTTTCAGACATGGTGATAGGACTTGAGCGTAATGGACAAGCTGATGATGTACGTGAACGCAACACAACATATGTACGTGTCCTGAAGAACAGATTTGCAGGGATTACAGGGAAAGCATGTGCATTGCTTTACAGCTTGCACACTGGTAGAATGACTGAAGTTGAAGAAGAGGAAGATTTGTAATGGTTACACAAGCTGATTTTGAAAAGCATTTAGCAGACAATCCACACATCTATCCAATGTTTGTGAAGTTTGCTTTGGAGGCTGCACGATTTAACAAGAATTATTCTGCACAGGCTGTCATTGAACGTATTCGTTGGGAAACAGATGTACATGAGAAGGGTAGTAAGTTTAAGTTCAGTCATAATTGGCGTTCGTTTTACGCTAAGAAATTTATGAAAGACTTTCCACAATACGATGGATTTTTTAGAACCCGTTCATAAGAGGCAATCTCATGTCAGGTTATATTTCAAACTATAAATTTTATTATCGCTGGGTAACCATTGAGAAATTCTTAACGACAGAGCATACGTACAAGGAAACACGTTCAGGTTTGATTATTGATGAACAGTTTATCATCGCTGCGAACAAACCAAAGATGCGTCCATTAGGACAAATTGACTGGTCATGGTATACTCCTAAGACATTAGCAAAAGCGATGGATGAAGGAACAGTGTTGCAGTATTACGAAATGATGCTCAAAGACAAGCGTTCTGATCCAAACAAATGGAAAAATAAGGAGCAGGAGATGCAGAAGAAAGCATTATATGCAGCACGTTCAGGGAGAGCAGAACTGATATGAGTGAACGTAAACGCTTTGATCGTGAATTGTTTGAGAAGTATGACAAGGCAGCTAGGGAAGTGACAACAAGGGTGTTGAAGGCTAAGGGATATGATGTTGTTGAACATCCTGATCGCTATGCACAAGACCTGATCGCATACATGCCCCTGGATGACTACGAATTCCATGTCGAATGTGAAGTGAAGCGTGTATGGAAGGAAGATACATTTCCATACGACTCTGTACAACTTCCAACACGTAAAGAGAAGTTCTTTGATGGAAAGACACAATTCTTTATTTGGAATCTGCCGATGACGCATGCTGCTACATTCTGGTGTTTTGACGTAAAAGACTTGACACCTGTTGAAGTGCCAAACAAATACATGTATAAAGATGAATACTTCTTTCAGATTCCTTTAAACAAGGTGGACTTTATCAGTGTTGACGCTTGACATTGAAACAGACAGCAAACAGACAGTGATTTGGTGTTGCTGTTGCCAAGATGTCAACACAGGCGAGATGTACATATTCACCTCGCCCGAAGGCTTGCAAGAATTGATTGACAGACATGATAAAATTATTATGCATAATGGTATTTCCTTTGACGCATATTGGTTGCGTATCTTGTGGAATATCAAAATCATGCCAAGCAAAGCTATAGACACTCTCATCATGTCTAGGCTGCTTGATCCTACGTTACAAGGCGGTCATAGCCTACGTGCCTGGGGTGAACGTCTTGGTGAAAACAAACTCGACTTTGAGGACTACGATGGTGGATTGTCTGAAGAGATGGTGCTTTACTGTCAGAAGGACGTTAGAGTTACAACTTCTTTGTTTCGACTGCTTCAGCAAGAATTCAAACAGTGGGGCAATGCAGAAAAAAGTCTTACTTTGGAGCATAAGACAGCGATTGAGATGGCTAAACAAGAGCGAAATGGTTTTAAGCTGGATGTTCCTCAAGCTCAAGTATTATATGCTCAATTATCAGATAGAATGTCTGTTATTGAAGAGCAGATGCAAGACGTGTTTCAACCGATTGTTGAAGAGCGTTGGTCTGAGAAGACAGGCAAGCGACTAAAAGACAAAGTGACAGTGTTCAATCCAGGCAGCCGTAAGCAGATTGCACATCGTCTACAGCAACTTGGATGGAAACCACAGAAACATACAGAGAAAGGATCTGTTGTTGTCGATGAGACAACATTAGAAGATGTACAGATTCCTGAAGCAAAGCTCATTGCAGAATACTTGATGATACAGAAACGTGTTGGATTGTTAGACTCCTGGCTCAAGCATGCACATACTGATACAGGACGTGTGCATGGCGGTGTTATTAGTAATGGTGCTGTGACCGGACGCATGACACATCACAGTCCAAACTTGGGACAAGTGCCTAGTGTTAACAAACCCTACGGTGTTGAATGCCGTAGTTTGTGGACAGTGGACAAGGGTAATGTTCTCGTTGGTACTGATTTGTCTGGTATCGAACTACGTTGTCTGGCGCATTATATGCAAGACCCAGAATGGCAAGAAGAATTATTGAATGGAGACATCCATCAGAAGAATGCTGATGCTGCAGGTATCTCAAGGCCACAGGCCAAGACACTGATATATGCAACGCTTTATGGGGCTGGCCCGGCCAAGATTGGTAGCATTGTTGATGGTGGCGCAAGAGAAGGAAGTGAAATCCTGCAACGCTTTTATGCAAACACTCCAGCACTATCACGTCTTATGGAGAAAGTAAGGAAGGTTGCTGAGAAAGGATATGTACCAGGCTTAGATGGCAGACGTATCATTGTCCGATCTGAACATGCAGCCTTAAACAGTTTGCTACAGGGATGTGGAGCTATCATTGCAAAGCAATGGTGTGTTGAAGCACACAAGGCTCTCAAGCAAAACAAATTAGATGTACGACAGGTTGCGTTCGTACATGATGAAATCCAGATGGAAGCGTCTGCTCAACATGCTGAGCAAATTGCAAACATCATGGTGCAGTCAGCCAGACAAGCTGGTCTGACGTTGGGGTTTCGGTGTCCTGTTGACGCTGAAGCAAAAATAGGAAATAATTGGTATGGCACACACTAAATGTGTTATAATATTATCTACTCACCAACAGGAGAATGAGTATGTCTAATCAAGTAAAGTTTAACGCTACCCTCATGTGGGGCTACTTGGACAAGAAGGATGAGGAAGGAAGCCCACAAGCTTCTCAATATCCTGATGGCAAGTACAAGGTGACACTCACCAATCTCAATGAAGCTGCTGTGAATGCAATTAATTCACTTGGCCTCAAAAACCCGCCAAAGGCTCACAAGTCTGATGAGTACGGCATGGTATTAACACCTAAATCTAATATCCCGATTGAGGTGGTTGATGAGAATGGTGTTGAGATTCCTGGTAGCAAGGTAGGCTGGGGCACTAAAGCATCTATTCTGCTTGGATCGTATGATTGCAAGTATGGACGCTTTGCAACGATCAAGAAGATTGTTGTCACAGAGCTTGTCGCACCTCCAGAAATGGACACGACAGACGAGACAGACACGACAGAAGAAGACGCTCTGTAATGTCTTATAGTGTAGCGATCATTGATGCAGATATCCTTGTTTATCGTTTTGGCTTTGCCACAAACAACGACAGCGAGGATATGGCAATACGTACCATTGCTCATTTCTTGGAAGATTTGGTAATGATAGATTTGCCACACTGTCAGCGATGGTCATTACACCTCACTGGCAAAGGCAATTTCAGAAATGATATTGCCGTAACAGCCCCATACAAGGGGAACAGAAAAGACGCAGAAAAGCCTAAGCACTATAAGCTGATTAGGGACTATCTCGTCTATTCTTGGGACGCTGTTATTTGGGAAGGTATGGAAGCAGATGATGCCATTGCTATTGAAGCAACAGAGCTAGATGGGGAAGGTGTCATCGTTTCTCTTGATAAAGACCTGGATCAAGTTGTTGGCTGGCACTACAACTTTGTTAAGGACAATCTTTATTACATTGATCAAGAAACAGCCGACTTCAACTTCTATAAGCAATTCCTTGTTGGCGATGCTGTAGACAACATCAAAGGTGTGTATGGTATCGGCCCTAAAAAAGCTGAGAAGCTGCTTGAAGGTAAAACACCAACGGAAATGTGGGAAGTGATTGTTGAGCATTTAGGATATGATAGGGCTATGGAGAATGGCCGATTATTGTATATGCTCAGAAGTGTTAACGATACGTTCACACCACCTGTTGAGGTGACAACGTGACTCGTGGAGTTAAAAACAAAGCAGGAAACACTTGGACAACGGCAAGGTATTTTAGTTTCATACGTTCGGCCCTCAGACGTGCCTGGACTAAATACCCTGTCCGTTACCAAGTGATGGACAAGGCAAGGAAGCCTTATTCAGGGAAGGATAAACGTACCAAGTGGGTGTATGAATGTGCTCAGTGTAAAAAGCTGTATAAATCTACAGCGATTAATATTGATCACATCACACCCGCAGGGACGTTAACAAAGTATTCTGATCTGCCTAAGTTTGTAGAACGTTTGTTCTGTGAGGCAGATAATCTGCAGGTGTTGTGTAAAACCTGTCATGATGTTAAGACAAAAGAGGAACGAAAGAAATGAATCCATTTGATGATGAAGACAAGATTTACATGACATTTGAATTACGTGGTCATGGTAAGGAACAAATTATTAAGTGTGAATATGATGAAGCGGTACATTGGAGTGAAGTGATTGATGATGTTGTCAAGCAGATAGAAGCATCGTGGGGATACACCCTCGATCTTCCAGGTGAGCTTGGTGTTTATTATAAGGGAAAAGAACATGGCTAATGATGTACAAGTTGGAGGTAATCATTACACCTCTAAGTCTGTGCAGCCTTGGGAAGCAATGGAGTCCTGGATGTCTGAGGAGGCATTCAAGGGCTACATCTGGGGTAATGTAATCAAATACATGGCAAGATGGGAAGACAAGGGTGGTGTTGAAGATTTGAAAAAAGCGAGACATTATCTTGACAAACTCATCTCAATCGTGTAAAATAGTAGGTTCGCATCGGAAATGATCACGATTGAAGAACTCAAAGAAAGACTGATGCAATTAGACGAGACACTGTTGGTGGAACGTCTTGAAATAACATCAGAAGACATAGTAAATAGATTTTCTGATCTTATAGAAAACAATTATCAAGACCTTATCGGAGAATTTGATGACTCAACACCTTGGGATAACGATTGACTATGAACGGGACTCTCGCCTCAGTGAACAAGCAATTACGCTCATGCGTGACTACTATATGCTTGAGGATGAGACAAGCCCACAAGAGGCATTCGCACGTGCTGCAGTTGCATACTGCTATGACGACTTTGATTTAGCACAAAGGATTTATGACTATGCTTCAAAAGGTTGGTTCATGTTTGCGAGTCCTGTCCTCAGTAATGCCCCAAAACCGGATGGAAAGATTAGTGGCTTGCCTATTAGTTGTTTCCTTACTTACGTGGGGGACAATCTTGATAGCCTTATTGAACATAATGGTGAAGTAGCATGGCTTTCCGTAAAGGGCGGCGGTGTGGGTGGGCATTGGTCAGACGTGAGAGGGATCAGCGACAAAGCACCAGGCCCGATCCCGTTCCTGAAAGTAGTGGACGCTCAGATGACAGCGTACAAACAAGGAAAGACAAGAAAGGGTAGTTATGCTGCCTACATGGATGTGAGTCATCCAGACATTGAAGAATTTATTTCGTTTAAAGTGCCTACAGGTGGAGACATCAATCGTAAGTGCTTTAATTTATTTAACGCTGTGAACATCACAGATGAATTTATGGAGGCCGTGATCAATGGATCAACATTCAATCTTACAGACCCGAATACAGGAATTGTCAGAGATACAGTCGAGGCTCGCAGACTATGGCAACGAATCCTTGAAGCTCGCTTCAGAACTGGCAGTCCTTACCTTAACTTTATCGACACAGCCAGAAGAGGCTTACCGGAAGCTCAAAGAAAGCTTGGATTGTCAATTAATGGCTCTAACCTCTGCAACGAAATCCATCTCGCTACAGATGAAGAACGCACAGCCGTCTGCTGCCTCTCCAGCGTCAATCTTGAAAAATGGGACGACTGGAAAGCAAGCGGAATGGTTGGAGACCTTATCAGATTCCTGGACAACGTGCTTCAATTCTTTATTGACCACGCACCAGAAGAACTTGGAAAAGCTGTATACTCAGCATACAGAGAACGTTCAGTCGGTCTTGGAGCAATGGGGTTCCACGGATACCTCCAAAGCAAAGGCATAGCATGGGAGAGTTGGCAAGCGGCGAGTGAGAACTATGCAATCTTCAAAGACATCAAAGCCCAGTCTCTTGAGGCCACCTACTCGCTCGCTGTGGAGCGTTCTGAATGTCCTGATGGGGTGGGTCATGGTGTTAGAAATATGCATCTGTTGGCTGTTGCTCCTAACGCTAATTCTAGTATCCTATGTGGGTGCTCTGCTAGCATTGAACCACGTATTAGCAACTGCTTTGTCCATCGTACTCGTGCCGGGAGTCATACTGTTCGTAATCCGTACCTTGAGGAACTTCTAGATGAGTATAACCAGAACACCAAGAAGGTATGGCAAAGTATTCTTGAGAATGAAGGCTCTGTACAGCACTTGGAGTGGTTATCCGATGACGAGAAGGCTACATTTAAGACAGCATTTGAACTCGATCAGGGGTGGGTTGTCGAACACTCCGCCAAAAGACAAGAGTTTATATGTCAGGGGCAGAGTGTTAACGTGTTCTTCCCATCAGGTACTGACAAGGCTATTGTCAATCAAGTACACCTCAAGGCGTGGAAGGAAGGGCTTAAGGGATTATATTATCTACGCACGACTGCAGGTGTTACAGCGGAGAAGGTTGGGACTAAGGTAGACCGTAATGCACTGAAGGACTTTGAAGATGATGAAGTCTGTGTAAGCTGCCAGGGATAATATAGTGTCTAAATTGTAGCTTAAAAGCTACAAACGGATAGCATAGTATACCTATGCAAAGGAAAGAATATGCAAACTGGAATAATTCAAGTCAAACGATTGGAAGAGAATGAAGACGGCTCTGCCAACTTAGAGATTGAAACAGACGTAGAAGCGACACGTCTGTTGATTGAGGTGGGGCTTACACGTTTGCTTGAGATGGCACTAGATAAGGAGAACAACGACTATGAGTTTAGGAACGAAACTAAAGAAGGCGTGGCTAAAATTATTGAAGGCTCAGTGCAACAGGAACTGGGAGAAGGCACGTAAGCAACACGCTAAGATCATCGGACTAGAACTGGAGATTAGGGTACGTGAGCAACAAGATACTCGAAAGAATTGAACTGGTCAAAGACGTAGACCCTTTCAATAAACAATTATTAAATGACGCATACGACACAATCATAGAACTGTCCAACAAACTGGACACACTGGAGAAACAATTATATGAGCTTGCTGGAACAGAGCAAAAGTTATAAACCATTCAATTATCCTTGGGCTGTTACATATGCAACAGAACATGAGCGCATACATTGGATTGAAGATGAGCTAGAACTACAGACAGATGTTAACCACTGGAAATCAGACAAGCTATCAAAGGCTGAAAAGAATCACATCACTCAGATTCTGCGGTTGTTCACACAGACAGACGTGGCAGTCGGGACAAACTACCTGGAGTATTATATACCCAAGTTTAAGAACAATGAGATCAGGGCGATGCTCACAGCCTTTGCTAGTCGAGAGTTCATCCATCAACGTGCATATGCCCTCCTTAATGATACTCTTGGACTACCTGAAGAAGAATTCACCACATTCTTAGAATATCATCAAATGTCTGCAAAACTGGAGTTCATGTCCGATATTGACGTACATTCGCACCAGGGTACAGCACTAGCTATCGCTAGATCAGTGCTGAATGAAGGTATGTCATTGTTTAGTGCGTTCGCTATGCTGCTCAATTACCAACGCTACGGTAAGATGCCGGGTATGTGTACTGTTGTAGAATGGTCTGTACGTGATGAGAGTCAGCATGCTGAAGGCATGGCTAAATTGTTTAGGGCGTTCTGTGAAGAACATCCAAGAGTTGTGAATGATGATTTTAAGAAAGATATCTACGAGATGTTTCGCACTGCAGTCAAACTTGAAGACAAGGTTATTGACTTGGCGTATGAGATGGGCAGTCTGGAAGGTTTGTCGTCAACGGACGTTAAGCAGTACATTCGTTATCTCGCAGACAGACGACTACTGCAACTTGGTCTCAAGACAAACTGGAAGGTTAAGGAGAATCCTCTACCGTGGATGGAGGAGATTCTTGGAGGTAGTAGTATGAGTAACTTCTTTGAGAAGCGTGTGACAGATTATAACGCACACGGCTTGGAAGGTGATGATTGGGGATGGGCAGTATGAAGATAGGAACAGCTTTTAGTTGTAGGTTTCATAATGTCTTTGGCTTGTCAATAGAAACTGTTGAAAGCCAGCCTATCCTGGGATGGACTGAAGACACTGACATTGATGAAGCAGAAGTATTTTTCTTTGATGGTTGGGTTGTGAACATCCCTTTATTTAAAATTATGTGGGGAGATGTCCACAACATCTTTGAATAGTTTCACTCTCCGGTGATTACGCCCCTCCAAGTGAGGGGCTTTTTTTATTGTGGGTAGGTGATTGTTATATCAGGCTCTGTACCCATAAGTTCAGGTGTTTGAGGCTCTGGTACAGTGGCTAATGCTGCTGTACGTGACAGGATGCGTGACAATTGCTCATAGGCTGCTACACCGCCTTTCTCAAGCATTGTAGGATCAACACTATCAAGTAGATCAGCACCCCAGTTTTCATTGGTGATGTAATCAATCATCTCTTCTGAACGTTTACGCTGGAAGAAATTCAATGCTGAATATGTAGCAGCACCTGCTTGACCACCAAGTGATCCACCACCACCTGTTTCAGGTAGTGTCTCACCTGTTGCAGACACCATACGTTGCATAGGGCTTTTCTCAATCGCTGCTAACAGTGTACGCAATTTAGTCAGTTTTTCTACAGCGTTTGGAGATGCTGACAGTTTACGCTTTAGTGTTTCAAAATCACTATCTTTCTTCATTGTCTTCTTGAAGAATTCAATAGGATCTGTCACTTCAATTGTTTCACCTGTAGCGGCAATTGCTTTTTGTTTAGTAGGAATCTGATCAAGTTCTTTCTGTAAATTAGAACGTGTAATAGATAGTCCTGCTAAACTACGTGTATTCGCATAATCAGGAACAAGATAATCAAGCTGTTCCACCATCTTATCTTTGTACAATTGAATGTTACGAGACGCTTGTGTTTTACCGGCTTTGAACAACTTGTCCTGCTCTTCATCTAAGAAGCGTTTAAACATATCAAACTGTAAAGCACTCTTATCAGGAACACCTTCTAGTTGTGTTGCCCATCCTTGAGTGCGTTTCATCTTATTGAAGTATTGATCAGCCATCGGCCCTAAATTGATTGCACGTCCTGTTTTAGGATCTGCTACTCTTAGATCAAACAATCCATCTACAACATTATCTTTTAGTTTTGTGCGTGAGAGATTGTTGTACCCTTGGACAATACGCTCAGCAACAACAGGCTCATTACTAATAATGTCCTCTAAGAGTTCGTTGACACGCATGTCAATCTTACCCATACGTCCACGAATAAAACGCCCAAGTTGTGTTGCTGCTTCAGGAGTCATTGTACGCAAGCCTTCTTCAGCCGCTAACACTTCCTGCAATCCTGAAGCCTCTCCAGGTGTTAACTGAATGCCATATTCATCAGCAATGTTTTGCACACCTGTATCAATGTCTTCACGTCCTACAATTTGCTGTACTTTACCCTTTGCAGGTTTTAAGAAATCACCAGCCGCTTTCACTGCCCGTGGTACAACATGTAAAACACCTGTTGTTCCCGCCCCAAGTGTTGTCCCTAATGCAATGTTTGCAGCACGTTCAGCATCCATCAAATCACCTGATGCTGTCGGTAGCACACCTGCAGTGATTCCACCAGCAAGACCAGATGTTAATGTTTTACGTACCAACCCTCCTGCAACACCTCCAGGTACAACAACAGCAGGAACGGCTTCACCATATAGTTCTCCTGTTTTACCCCATCCTGTTTGACTTAAAGGCTGAGCCAGATATTGAACACGTTCTTTAGCAATTTGACGATTGAGTGCTTCACGTTCTTGTGGAGACACCACACCAAGTTTTTCACCGATGCCGTATCCAATCTGTTGAATACCTTCACCAAGACGTGTAAACCCTTCTTGTGCTCCACGCCTAAACGCAATAGTACCTTCAAGTTCTTCTTGCGTAGGCGGGATAAAGCCAAAGTCTTCTGCGCCTGATAAGTCAGCAGTGTCTACAGGTATTGGCTGAATGCTTGCGGCAATCTCATTAATATCATCTTCAGAAAGCTCTGTTTCTGTTGTGATAACTTGCCCGTTAATTTCATATTCAAACGGCATGATTACCTCTTCTTAACTTTGTATGGAACACCTGTAGATGTTGTTCTTTCTTCAAACTGTGTAGCTGAAGCTTCTTCAACACTCTTGTCCAATTGTTGCTGAATAGCAATTACACGAGGATTGTTTGCTCCATACTTAGACGCAAGTGCTGATTTTAATTTCGGGATGTATTGTTTACTAATCCAATCACGCCATGCAAGTGGGCCGTCATTAGGGCCTGGAGCAGCTTTTAAAGACACTTCAAAGTCTTTATCTGTTGGGTTGACACCAAGATCACCAGCCACTTGAATCGCACGAGTGATTGCACCTGATTCCATTCTTTGTGCCATAGGCGCAAGTGGTGTGTCAAAGAAACGAGCAGCTAGACGTGTACCCACTTGAGGCGCACCTGCAATTTCTTCAAAACCAGGTGAGAATATATCATCCACAAGAAGCTGTGCGCCCATTGTTTCTGCCATTGCTTGCTCACGCATTTCAATGTTCTTTTCAGGACTCAATCCAGGAATACCAGGTAGTTCTCCCTGCACTTCAGGCGTAGTCGCTGGAGGTGGAGTTTCGCCTGGTGCAATCACGTTTGCAGCAGGTGTTGGCTTTCCTGATTGTAAGGCTTTTAAATCAACAACAGGAGCATTACCAGTGATAGCACCTACTTGGGTTTTATCTACCAAATATGTTTTCATAATTGGTTGACCATTTCGGTCTACACCTATTTGCTCATCTACTTTAATGTATGAAGCCTCTTTAGGATCTGTGATAGGATCAAGAAGAGATACATCATTTGCTTTTGTTGCTGCTTTTACAGAGTCAGGCGTAAAGTCTTTAGCTAAAGAAAACAAATCTTTCTGAGATAATGTAGCAGGATTGTTTAGTTTTGTAATTTCTGCTGATAGTTTTTCTTTCTGCTTGTCTCGATAAGCAATGTCCGATTCAAGTTTACGTGATTCTCTATTTGCTTTAAGAGCATCTGCAACATCTAAAGCGTTAACTTCTACTAATCCTGCTAACTTAGGATCGACACCTTTGATAAAATCAACCGCAGCACTTCTAGCACGTTTTTCTTGAACACGTTCATTAAATGCCGTTGAAGCAGAAGTAATATCTGCTGATAATTGACTAAGTGTTTCAGCAGGTGCTCCAGCTTCCTGAAGACGAGTGTACGTCTCAGCCATGTTCTGAAGATTCCCAGGTTGATACTCTTGGGCAATCTCTTGTAACTTAGCTTGCTCTCCAATTGCGTCAGGAACACCTAAGAAAGCAGTAAATAATTTACCAAAACCTGCACCCGCTTGTGCGTATGGATCACGGCCAGGATCATAAGAAAATGCTTGTTTATAATATTCTCTAGCAGTCTGTTGTGGATCTTTGAGTCCAAACAAAGAGTATACTGAATCTGGCTTAGCCATTAGTGAACTCCTTTTAATTCAGGATGGCTGTAGTCAACCATTAAGTAGCCATCTGGATGCTCAACAACAGCTTCAGGAATCACTTGCCGTACTTCCTGAGCAAGAACACCAAATGTTGGTTCGTTACGCTCTTCTTTCCATTCCCAAGTGTAGAGCTTAATACCGTTAGGAAGTGTGTCTACATGGTTCATGTTATCCTTTAGACGAACATCTGAAGCCATTGCCGCAGGGCCTGCTGCCGCCGCAAGTCCTGCATAAGTGCCATATCCTTGAGCGGCTGAACCAAGAAGACCACCAAAGAATCCTGCATTCTGACCACGTTGATCTTGTTCAATCTGCGCTTTCATACCATAAGGCTGAAGTTCCATTTGAGCCGCACCCAATGCCGCAGCCGCACGAGCTTGCTCTGCATTGAGGCCCATACCCATGAGTGATTGCTCAAGGCCACTAATACCCATACCTGACTGCAACGCTTGTGCCGCCATTTGCCCTAGTTGTGCTTGTTCACCAAATGCTTGCTGACGTGCGCCTGCTGCTACCTGTGCAAGTGTTTGTTGCTGCTGTCGTCCAAGTCCAAGTGCATCAGGCTGTACCATGCCAGAACCTGCGCCTAGTCCTTGTGATTCACCTGCCAGGCGTAAACCTAACCTACCCCCACCAAACAGTCTGCTTTGTAGTGCTGTGGCTTGTTGTTCAAAAGCAGGTTGTAACAGTGCCGCTTGCTCACCGTAGATTTCAGCAGCACGTTGGTTTGGATCAAATTGTCCAAACTGACCAAACAGATTTTGAGCACCTCCTAAAGTGGTACCTAAAAGCTCTTGGTAAGGTTGAGACAGTTCTGAGTAAAACTGACCATCTCCTGTGTACCCTGTTGTTCCCGTTGCTGTACGAACAGCATAAGGATTAAACCTAGCCCCTGGAGCAAGTTCTCTAGCTCGTGCTACGGCTTCTCCTGCGGTACCAGAACCACCCTTGCCGAACAGTCCACTTACTATGCTACCCATTTGTATATCTCCACATAGGTCTATCTATTCCATCATCACATGACAATGTTTGTACATATTTATAACCAAGAGACTGAACAAACTTCTCCAACTTGGGGTTGTCAGTCAAACAAAAAAACGGTTGTCCATGCATCATCTGTAAAAGTCCATGTACTTGTTTAAATTCTTTCTTAATACTTGGTGTCCACTTGTGTACATCTGCGTGAGTCCAAGTTCTATCTGCAAACCGTTCAAAGTAAATCGTGTATGCAGGTTGTATTGCTACTGGTGTTTTGATCAAATATCACCTGCACGTTGCAGTGAGCAAGAAGTACCACCATTGTGAGAAGTGTTTGCACCTGTGACAGAGTGTCCTTCATATAAGTTAACAGACTGACCTTCAGTAAACGTGCCATCAGATGTTACTAGACGATAACCACGAGCTAACACAACACGATACACAGTATCTTTTCCCGGCCCCTGTGTGTACGACTGACTTGTAAAGGCATCTGCATAAGTAGTTCGTAACTGCGGTACAGTTGAGTTTTCAAAGTTAGAAGAGTCAGGGGCTAGACCAAACCCAAAAATTGTACTGAACGATGCATTAGGCCCATACACTTGCGTATCATTAAAGTACACACGCTCAACACGAGTACCATTAAAGTAGAAGTTATCCTGCCACCCAATCAGACTACCGCCGTTGAAGCTAATCACAACTATGCGTCCTGCGTGTAGATGTAAAGATCAGTACCATCTAAGTATGCTCTGACTGTTCCTGCAGTTTCTTCAGAGGCATAGCCAAGCACAGGAATAACATCAATCTCTTGCTTAACATAAGCAGTGGTAGCAATCTTAGTTGAGTCATCAGCCGTTGCTTGTGTAGGTGCTGTAGGATTACCTGTTAAATCAGGAGACGCTAGGGGTGCAAATGAGTTAGCAACAAAGGCTGTCGTTGCAATAGAGGTATCTGCTGTACCTGCCGCTTTCGTAGGAGCCGTAGGTGTACCTGAAAATGCAGGAGATGCAATGTCTGCTTTAGAGTTGATTGCAGTTTGTATGTTGTTAAACTCATCATCAATCTCTGTACCTTTGATAACCTTAAGCGGTTCGCTAGTTTGCAGAGTATCTTTGCTTGCAAAGTTTGTTGATTTAGTATAGTTACTCATTATAGAATCCTGCCCTGTTTAACATAGATGTCCATCTTTTGTATTGATAAAGCACCGCCATTGACATCTGCTTCAAACCCTAACTGCATGACGTTACCTGAACCTGATGCGGCAATACGAATGGTATCGACTAAGACACCACCAGAGTATTCAGAGGCAAAGTCTACAGCTTTTACATACAGTGTTGTTTCTGTACGGCTACCGTCATCTTGATGATAGTAATAACCATCTGCATCTAAGTACACCAATAACGGTACATTGTACACAGCATCTTGTGTTAGCTGAAAGTCAACCGTATAGTGTTCATCTGGTGTGGTATCTTCATTGGTAACGGTTGTTGATGTCTGACTAACTGATGGCGTTGCTGTAGTTAAACCATACTTACCAATTGTCTCAGACGGGGCGTTAGCACCATACTCATAGATTGTACCTTGACGTACATCCAACGAGTAAGACTGGTAGATGTCACTGTAATCAAATCCAGACTTGACAACAAAGTTCTGACCAATTGCGCCAATCACTGTAATACTCAGACGCTTGAGTATCTTACTAATAGACGCATCTCCAAGATCAAAGTAGTTTGTAAAGTAGGTCATACGATACTGACTACCGTTGTCTTGGTGTCCGAAATACTGAGCAAGACCATCTTCATGAGTCATGTATACTGTGCCATCAAACGCAAGCCATGACGTAAAGTTCATATTATCCCAAACAGTCACACGGGCAGAGCCATCTTGTAGCGGCCCTCGCATATCAAAGCAGTACACTTTGTTTGTTGATGGGAACGCCAGAAGATAAAAAGCATAACGCTCTGAGTACACTGCTTTGATGTTTGAGTTAACCTCAGATTCTAAGAACTGTACAAGATCATCACGCACGTTCTTAGACAACTCACGCATTGGTGTGGACTTTTCTTGAATGACTCGTCCAAGGCTACGCAAGCCTGACTCCGATAAGAAAAGAATATCACCGCCTGTGTTTACAATAGAGTCACGAGCAATACAACCTACACCTGAGATAACTTCTACAAGTTGTAATGTTGTAGGGTCAAGGTAGGTCTGTGCTGTATCGCTATCACCAAAGATAATAATGTTTGACTTACAGAAGACAATCAAGAAACCATTGTGTGCACCTAAGCCGATGATCTCATCGTTACCGTACACAAGGATACTTGAAATATCTAAACTACCCGCCGTACCTCCATCCCAGTCTGTACCATCAAGCAAGTTAGACCAATACAAAGTTGTCTTGTTTGTTGCTGTGCTAGCCGCCCATACTCGACCATACGCTGATAGTGCTACGTTGGCTTCGGGAGGTGTGTCGTGATACCAAGCCGCTGTAATTGTTCCTGTAGCAGGATTGTTAGAATTAGAGTTTGGCATTGTATACGTATATGTATTGGTGTCTGTTACGGTAATAGTAAACGTACCATTAAATACAGCTTCATTCGCCCCACTAATTGTAACAGGGTTGCCTGATGTAAACCCATGACTTGTGTGCGTAACAGTTGCGGTAGTAGACTGTGATGTAATGGTTACAGTTGCAGTACTTAACGCATCGCTCATGTCTTTGACTTCACCAGAAACTGTGTCAAAGAATAATGGTTCGTACCCTGCTTGGAACAAGTATGCCGCATCGTTTAATGTAACAGCTTGCCAGTTACCTTCAGTAATTGTCTGACTACCTGAGTATGTAACAGCAGACAGTGTACCACCTGAGTAGATGTAAAAACCAGTATCAGACCATGCACCAAAGTATTCAGTTGCATCAATATCAACAAACCGATGCATACCCTTAAGGTCTACTCCGGTAGACTCAGCAAGAAACTGCCAACCCTTTCTAGCACCTAAGCGTCCAAACTTATCAATCACGCAGTTGGTTGCTTGCAGGGCAAAGCCAGAGTCCAAAGTAATGCCAGACTCTTGAGTGTTAAGACCAAAAAATCCCGGTGCGGCAATACTTGAAGACTGTAATGGTTTTGTCATGGAGTCGTCCAGATTAACTCTTCAGGATGCTTAGCTTGATCAAAGGACAAAGCATCGTTTAAGGCACGATTAGCTGTGTTGTATGCTGACATTCCTGCCATGCCTCCGTCTTCGCCTCGTTCTTCGACAGCCTTGGCATACGCTAAGAACATAATCGGACGATCAGGAGCATAGATAATATCAGTATCATTAGTAACAACAGTGGGACGTATTACAAGGTTGAAACGTAATTGGTACTCACCGTCTGGCTTAGGATAGACTTCTGCAATAGTGTCGCCATTAATATCAACACCATTGAAACTATAATACAGGGGAGAACCTGACTGAACGCTAGAAATATTTAAATAGTTTCTTGTCATTACGTCAGCGTTCATGTAACGCATAAAGTTATTTGTTGTATCATTCACAACATTTAAGACTTTCATACGTGTGCCAGAGTCTGTCAACACATACGCAAAAGAATCTGCTGTAGTTGTAGCAGTTATAGTAGTTCTTAAATGAGACCAATCCCAAGCGTTTTCAACTTCTTCCTTGGCATCATTAACAAAGTCACCAATAAGTTTACTGTATGCTGTCTCGTTTACTGTAGAGACCTCTCGCTCTCTTAAGCGTCTAAGAACATTATTTACTATTTCAAGATACGTCATTTGCGTTTCCTACTTAAGAGATTAATATTATAGCATACTTTTGCTACTTTGTCAACCCCTACCACTTAACTTTATCAGCCCAATAAGCCGCTGACATTTTACCTTTACTGATGTTGCGTCCATGACGAGCTTTAAATGATGCACGTTTCTTCTTCATGCGATCACTCTCACCTGCTTTAGGCTTGCCTGCAGTCTTAGCACCTTGCTCGCCAAACCGAATAGTCTTAACTTGGTCACCTTGTTTAGCCACCACAACGTGTGACTTCTTTGGGTGGTTAGGTGTACGCTTTGGTTTGTTGTAACCACTAACACCTGCTCTCTCAAGTCTTGAGTCTTTCTTACTTGGCATTGGTCTTTCTCCGTTTGCCTGATGCTGTTACTTTATGTTTGATCTTTGCGGGTCCAGTCTTACGTGTTGTGCTTGACTTCTTCTCTGCCGCTGTCATCTTCTGTGCTACTGCTTTAGGACGACAAGAAGGATAAGGTCTTTTGCTTTTACCTTTGGCTGACTTGCGACCACACTCTTTACCAGTCTTGAGGTCACGCCAGTCTTCCTTGAACCATTTGGTCAGACCACCTTTAGGCTTACTTGTACTTCCCGCCACGTTTCTTATACTCCTTAGTGAGCCATCCACTAGCATACGCAGAAGGCCAGACCTTATACTTTTTCTTAGCCTCAGCCTTTACACGGTTGTACAATGCCTTGTTTGTAGGCGTAGCCATTACTTCTTACCTAAACACTTACCTGCGGCTTTACACTTAGCTTTAGACTTACAACCTGCACAAGTCTTAAATGCTTTCTTCGCTGTAGGCTTCTTTTTACCATACATCATTTCTTTATCATCTCCATAACTCCTTTACCGGCTTTGACACCAAAGGAGGCTAGTACAATTACCATGAGAATCTCATGATACCAAGTCGGCAAAGTTGCCAATGCTGTGAACCCTGATTGGATATGCTCTACCATGCTTGGTATAAAGACAAGGATCAGAGGTATGCTGAACACTATCGTTAACCACTCGTCTTTCCACGAGTTCTTTGACGCTTCTGCCATGATGCGTTCCCAATCCGCTGTGGACTGTGCCGCTGTTTTCAGTGCTGTGGCTTTGGCCTCTGCGGTGGCCTTGGTTGATTCCGCCTTGGCACTGACCCATGTACCTGCCAAGTTCGTGATAGCTGTGACTAACCCAATCATGAGGCATTTCCTGTTACGTCCGTTTGTACACACACTGCTTCATAGTTCATCTTAGGCTGTGGTGCTGTTGCCATGAAATACTCACGGGCTTCAAAGCACTCGTCCATTGTTGCAAATGGCCCTTGAGGATAGACAGCGTAGCCGTCAGACTGAATTAGGATTGCAAATAATAACCACATAGGTGACCTACTGTTTACTGAGCCAGTAGAAGATGTATATTACCAAGCCAATGGCTGAGAGAACGCTAACGCCCAAACCGATGCTAATACAAATATCAACAATTTGTTTTTTACGTTTAGCTTTTTTGGCTTTCTCAGCTTTTTCTGCGGCTTCACGGCTTTCCTTCATCTTCCTTTGGTAGTCTAACCAATCTGTCCATAACCCGGCTCGCCCTTGCCAGATCATCATTTGCTTCAGAGCCTCCTCGTATTCTTTAAGTTGCTCTGTTGCCATGAACGCTTCAAGGTCAGACTTATATCCGTGTTCATGTGCTTTCTTTTGTATCTCAGCCTTGAGGCCAAAGTAGTCTGCTAGTGCCTGTCCTGCTTCATACAGTTCTTTGCCGTTGGCGATGGTTTCTTTAATAACGCCAAAGGCCGCATTAGCGGCGGCGAGTTCAGCTATCATCAGGGCTATCCTTGCCCAATAACCTCTGTACTGTCTTTGTCTCGTAGATCCTTATTGCTGTCCATATTAATGTAAACAACGCCGCCATCGGAGGCAACAGTTCACCAATCGTTCCTACTACAGTGACTACACTTAAACCATCTACTAAAGTTTTCGTGCTTTCTGTTGCCATCTCTTTCACACCTCGTCCTTAGATCGTATCAGGCCAGTCGTTAATAGGAGCATTACCTGTTGGCATACCGTCAGCGTCCACAGGAGCGTCATACAGAGCCATAAATGCTTCTAGGGTAGTGACCCCTGCTATGGCAGTCTCGATAGCCTCTGACGCAGTTCTGACATCCGTTCTGTAATCTCCAACGGCACTTGGTACTTCCGTTCCCGTCTCTGCCTTTCTCGTAACCATCCAATCAGTTGGTTGTAGGAGTCCACCCGCTGTTGCTTTGACTTGTGCGATGGCATTGCTCTTGAGTCCTTTGGTGACGATCTGCACACCGTCTGCATCCAGTACAGGATTGCCATCCTCGTCTACTGCGTTGACATCATCCAGTGCCTTTGGAACTCCTGCACTCCAGTAGAAGCGATTGTCGAACGGTACAGGCTGTAAGTCCTGATTCCACACCAGACCCTTAGCGGCCTTCTCCTCATCTGTCCAACGATTCCACTGTGCAGGATGCTGTACGCCTTCAGCGTCTGTCCACGCCCTGCCTTGCTTGATGACTTTACCTAAGTAGGTGTACATAATTTGTTACCTCGCATTTGAATACTTGAATGGGTTTTCGGCAAAGGCGGCATAAATATAAGTTGCACCTGAACTATTCTTCTCACCGTTTCCGTTTCTGATCTTAAATCCGTTAGATAAAAAATCTATTTCTCTGCCTGATTTGGAATTATCCCCATCAGTTGTTTCTGGGAATAGAGATGTTCCTGCGGGATTGTAAGTATCCCTAGCATTGTCAGCTAATGGGTGATTTGCACTTGCTGATGAACACATGATAAGCACCCAAGCAGGTCTAAACCCTGTGTACACAAATGGGCCATCTGCACTACCGTTGCCAGTGTATGAGCCAAACTTGCTGAATCCATCGACTGAGTGGAAGCAGTAGGCGATGTAATCCTCACCAGAGAAGTTAAGGTTATGGTCACCGCCATTGATTGAATACACTGTGTCTGTAAATTCAGCATAGTCGTACAGACCTGATCCAACACCATATCCACCTGTTGAGTTAAGGTACATACGCCCGTTATCAGCAGGAGCAGAACCACCATTCATCTGGAAGTGAGTAACAGTCCAACTGTATGCACCGTCCCTGTTCTTGGTGATAATCATTTGTGGCTTTTGGTCTAAGCCGTGTCCAATCAGAACGTCACTTCCAGTACCAGTATAACTAACAATACTAAACCCAGACTCCGTATTCGCACTCACTGTTGAAGTGATAGAGCCATCTGTGTTGGATACACCAGAGCCGTTGGCTTTCCAGTTCCATCCTACATAAGTTGCGCCAGAAGCATTTACTG